CAGATTGCCTCTCTCCCAAAGGCCAGAATCGGCTGGGAACTGGGCGACTGTAAAGACGTACCTACCGAGGCTCTTGATAGCCTCTCAAAATGGCTCACAGGGCTTTATAAGGGCAACGTAGTGTCGGCCGTAGGACGTCAAACTTGCGGTCTTGGCCTACTTCTTTACGGGCTGCCCGGTAGGGGCAAAACGACCGTTGCAGTTACCCTCCTACAGGAAATTATGAGAACTGCTACCCCAGAGGCTTTAAAAATGGGAGAGGGTAAGACCTTGGTCCGACCTTGCTACTTCATAACCTTCAATTCCCTTTTAGATTTAAAAGGAGCTTTGATGGATGAGCAAACTGAATCTGACAAGCTTTTGTACGACGGCATCTTAGGAGAGAGTTTAGATGATGCCTACAACGTAAGAGTTTTGGTTTTAGATGATGTAGGAAAAGAACATGCAAGTTTGTCTGGTTGGCAAAAGAGTATGCTTCACCACGTTCTTAGGACTCGGTACAACAACGGACTTCCCACTATAGTTACTACCAATGTAGAGTTAAAAAATTGGTCAGGACTTTACGGAGAAGCTACAGAGTCTTTTGCAAATGAAGCTTTTATGTATTTAAACATGGATAACATAAACGATTTGAGGAGATAGTTATGGAGTTAGATGGAGTGCCAGTTCTTGTAGATGGATTGCCAGTTCTTGTAGCAGATGATGATTTTATTGAGTATCTCTATGAACAAGGTTACGAAGGAGCTATTGATGTAGCAGAGTTAGACTTTGAATATAAACAGTGGGCAAAGGAAAATGTCAATGAGTAAAAAAGATTTAAGAGATTACGGCTACCTAACTGCTGATGAATTTGTAGACATAGTTACACCAGGTCTTAGAAATTATTTAAAGCACAATTGGGGCTCAGACAAAGATTCTTTGTACCACCCAGAAGATTTGTTCTCCACTGCGTCTATTTATTTTGACGTGGCCTTAAATGTAGTAGGGCATTTTGGGATTCAAGGTAAGCGTGAGTGAATATAAATTAATTCAAGTTTTTTTAAGTCAAAGCTCTACAAATCCAGGACCAGGGATTTTTGAAGTAAGTGGAGATGACGAACAAAATTTGAGATGCACCTGCCCAGGGTTTAGCATTAAGGGGACATGCAAACATACTAAGTATGTTGCGTTAGCCATTGTTGAAAACGAAGGGGTGTATCCAATTGAGGTATCGACAAAAGCTTCTCTTGCAGAAACAGAGTTGGCACGACAAGACCCTGAAAAATTTAGAGAGTTTCTTTTAAAGTACGGAAAGATAAAGGTGTTCTAATGGAGAAAGGTGATATTAGTAATTCTCTTCCTCCTCGCATTTTAGTTACTTTTGATGTGATAGTGGACGAATACGTTGACAAACGTAAGATTCTTAATATCATTCCCGTTAGCAAAACAAAGACTCACTACAACCGTTTAGTTCTAAGCCATTTGTACTCAGTTACTCTAAAGCGCGGTTGGACCCTAGAGCTGGTAAGTTTCAAACATGACGAAGAGGAGTTGGTGGAAGTGATGCAGAATTTAGACCAGTACGCCACTAATCCTTTTAGGTATGCAACCCCATACAAGTCCGTAGACAAATTAGTAGACGACCTGCCATACAGAGCAGAGGTTGCAGGTGTAGTTGACCTTCCTACTCGCTTAATGCGTTATGGAAGTTGGGGATTGGATTTTCCTAACCTATGACAAATGAAGCAAAGTTAATAAGCGCTGCAATCCAGACTAGAGATTTATCTGCTCTATTTGAACGAGGCGTAACCGACTCTTGGTTTCCAGACCAAGACGACCGTCGTATTTGGGTTTTTCTTCGCTCACACTTTTCAAAGTACGGTGAATGTCCAAGTTTAGAAGTTGTAACTGAGAACTTCCCTACTTATCAAGTATTAAACCTGTCCGATTCAATGGACTTTCTACTAGATGATTTGATTTCAAAACGTCGTAAAGTTGCTACTAGTTCTATGTTGCGTGAAGCAATTCAAGCAATTGAAAAAGAACAAGACCATGAAGCCGCTCTTATTGCTCTTCAACGAGGTATGGTTAAGATTGAAGAGGCTGGACTTAGTACCAGCACAGACGTTAACTTGATTAAGACAACAGAGACTCGTTGGGACGAATATCAGCAATTAAAAGCAAACCCAGGATTGTTGGGATATGCAACAGGTTTTCCAACTATTGATTCTGCAACTAGTGGGCTTCAAAATGGCCAGTTAATTGTTCTTGTTGCACCACCTAAAACTGGTAAGTCAACTCTTGCTTTACAGATGGCTAGAAACATCCACAAAGACGGCGCAGTGCCTTTGTTCCAATCTTTTGAAATGTCTAATACAGAGCAACAAAAACGTTATGATGCTATGAGAGCTATGGTTTCTCATCACCGTCTTATTACAGGTTCTCTTACAGATGAAGAAGAGGCTCGATACAGAGCTTCCCTAACAGCTATGGCTGCAGACCCACATAATTTTTGGCTTACAGACGCTGCTAATGGACAGACTGTTTCCGCAGTAGCAAGTAAAATTCAAACGCTTCAACCAGATGTTGTATTTATTGATGGTGTCTACCTCATGATTGATGAGCAAAGCGGAGAGGCTAACACACCGTTAGCACTTACTAATATAACTCGTTCTCTAAAAAGGTTAGCTCAACGTGTAAATAGACCTATTGTTGTTTCTACTCAAGTCCTTCAATGGAAAATGCGTAAAGGTAAGGTAACCACAGACTCTATTGGTTACTCCTCTTCCTTCTTCCAAGATGCAGACGTATTGTTTGGTTTGGAACGAGAAGACGACACCGTAGACGACACTAGAATTCTTAAAGTATTGGCTGCCCGTAATTCAGGTCCTACAGAGACTTCTCTGCTTTGGGACTGGAATACGGGTCAATTTAGAGAGTTATCTGGAGACGACCTATGAGACTAGAAGAGATGGAGACTGTTCTATCTAGACTAGGTATTGATATTGTTTCAGTAAGAGGTAGTGAAATTCAATCTTATTGTCCTGGTCACAAAGTTATTAAAGGAAAGGAAGACAGCAACCCTTCATGGTATATAAACGCTGATACCGGAGCTCATATTTGTTTTAGTTGCGGTTACAAGGGAAGTTTAATGTCTTTAATTTGCGACGTTAAACAGGTTGATTATGCAGACGCAAAAGATTGGTTTTATCTAGAAAACGAAGATTTATCTTTGGTTATGCAAAGAGCTGAGAAAAAAGAAGAACCTGTATTTAAAGAGGTTGTAGAGATATCAGAAGCTCGTTTAGCTTTGTTCACTGACCCTCCTGCTGAAGCGCTCGCCGCTCGCGGTTTTAAGCTAGAGTCAGCTAAAGAACATGAAGTGTTGTGGGACCCCAAACATAACAACTGGATTACGCCCATACGTAATCCTTTTACCAACAAACTCATGGGGTGGCAGGAGAAAGGTTATGTCAAACGTTACTTCAAGAATTACCCTACGGGAATTGAAAAAAGCAAAGCTCTTTTTGGTTTTCGCAGGTACGATGGTGGCAGGCTTATTGTTGTTGAGTCTCCTCTAGACGTAGTTAGATTATCTTCAGTTGGTGTTTCTGGTGGGGTTGCTACATTTGGTTCTTTAGTCTCTAAAGAACAAGTCAGCCTCATCAGAAGCGCTGACCAAATTGTGTTTGCTTTTGATAACGATGACGCTGGAAGACTTGCTGCTCAAAAGATGCTTGACTTAACCGTGTCTTTAAGTTTTGAAGCTTGGTTTTTTAATTACTCAGCTACAACTATGAAAGATGTGGGCGGTATGAGTAAAGCAGAGATATTGACTGGCTTGGAAACCGCAAAGCACTGTCTTCATGGACTTAAGGCAATAGTATGACTTTTAAAGGAACATTACTGCCCTATCAACCAGAAGCCGTTGACCGAATGTGCGAGCGCAAAAAAATGCTTGTTGCATACGACTTAGGTTTAGGCAAAACTATTATGACTATTGCTGCTTTAGAACGTTTAATGGATGAAGGCAAGGTAACTGAGCCTGGAATCATAGTTTGTTTATCAAGTATTAAGTATCAATGGGCTAATCAAATTAAAAAGTTTACAGAAGGAACGTCTACAGCAATTGTAATTGACGGTACACCAAAACAAAGAGAAGCTCAATACAACAAAGTTTACCGCTGGCGTGACACAAAAATAGATTACGTGATACTTAACTATGAGCAAGTAGTTAACGATTGGAAGTTTATTCAAAAGTTACCAAAAGGGTTTGTTGTGTTAGACGAAGCTACTGCTATTAAATCTTTTAAATCTAAACGTTCTAAAGCTGTAAAAAAGTTGTCAGACGCCCCGTATAGGTTTGCTTTAACTGGAACTCCAATTGAAAATGGAAAGCCAGAAGAACTGTTCAGTATTATGCAGTTTGTAGACCAGTCTGTTTTAGGACGGTTTGATATCTTTGATACTGCTTTTATAGTTAGAAATAACTGGGGTGGGGTTGACAGGTACAGAAACTTAAATACTTTACATGAACGACTTAAAGAAGCGTGTGTTAGAAAGTCTCAAAAAGACGCAGACGTGGCCCCATACTTGCCAGACGCTTTGTATAAAGAGCCTCTCCAAGTAATACTAGATAGAAAGTCAGCAAAGCTGTATTCCAGAATTTTATCTGACTTACTCATGGACTTAGACGACGCTCAAACTTTATTTGGAGCCAACTTTAACTTGCTTGCTCATTACGGTTATGAAAGTCAATGGAACCAAGGAGACGAGCTTCGTGGAAAAATTATGTCTAAAATTGGTTGTTTAAAGATGCTTTGTTGTTCTCCAAACTTAATTAAATCAAGTGCTGATAAATTTAGGTTAGCTAAGGGAGAAGGGTCTGCTTACGCAGCTCAACTTGATGATGAGGGTCTTTTAGAATCAATGCCTGAGACTAAATTAGATATGTTAATTGCTTACTCTAAAGATTTCCTAGAACAAGATGAATCCAACAAACTTGTCATTTTTTGTACTTACGTAGAGATGCTTGACAAGATTATTGATAGGCTTGGTTCTGATATATGCAGGGTCTACTCTGGACAGATAGACTCAAAGACTAAGGAGAAACATAAAGTTGAATTTAATAATTCTTCTAATGTTAGGGTTCTCGTTAGCTCTGACGCTGGGGGCTATGGCGTTGACCTTCCAGCTGCTAACCTTCTTATCAACTACGACCTTCCCTGGTCGTCTGGCTTGGCTATTCAACGAAACGGGAGAATTAACAGAGCCTCCTCAGAGTGGTCCACAATTGTGATTCAAGACGTTCTTGTTAGCGGTTCTATTGAAGTTAGACAATATGAAGCTCTACAGCAAAAAAACGCTGTAGCTTCAGCTGTTTTGGATGGAACAGGCATAAACGATAAAGGCGGGGTTGATTTAACAATTAGTAGCCTTAAAAAGTTTTTATTAGACAGTTCGGTGTAGAGTACTCCCATGCCAACCTACGAATTTCGTTGTGAAGATTGTGAAGCCTACGGCACTGGGGAATTTTCCATTCACGAGGACGCTCAAATGAGATGCCCTAGATGTCTTACTTTGATGTCTAAAATATACTCAGCTCCTGGTTTAATATTTAAAGGAAGCGGTTGGGGCGGAAAATAGGGTTTTATACCTGTTAAAATAGTTTAATGCCAAATGCACCTAAGACCCCAACGCGTACTATCCGCGTATCTGACGAGCTGTGGACAGCTGTCCAGAAGAAAGCTGCCCTTGAAGAGGTCACAGTCACCAGCGTCATTATTGAAGCTTTAAAAAATTACGTATCTGGGGTTGACAAGGGGTAACTACCTGATTAAGTTTGTGCCTACCTAATAGGAGGTACAAATGCCAGACAATAACGTAGATGCTCTACTTGATGAGCAGTTAGAAATCGTAAAAAGTGAAGTACGTCAGTACGTAGCTCTTAAAGACCAAATAGACTCCCTAAACAAAAGAAAAGACGACATTAAAGGTCGTATCTTTGCTGTTGCAGAAAACTATGGAGAGTCTACAGATAAAGGCCACATTGTTTTTCCTGTTAACGAAGAGACTACGGGAACCAAATCAATTGTTAAACAACGACGTGCTTCTAAAGTGTTTAATGAAGAAATAGCAGATACTGTTTTAACTTCTAAATCGTTAAAAGAACGTTGTGTTAAAACTGTAGAAGTTTTAGATGAAGACGCAATTATGGCTGCATATTACGAAGGACTATTGACTGACTCTGACATTGACTCAATGTTTCCAGAGAAAGTTACTTGGGCTTTAATTTTGGAGAAGTAAATTGCCTAATGACTTTATTGAAGAGACTTTTGGCGAATTAGACGCTTTCTATCCAGGAAGCAAACGCAAACGTCGTAAACCCGTCCCAGAAAAACCTGTGGTAGAAGTTGTGCCTTGGGAAGACGAGTACTTTGAAAAGTTTATAAACGGACAAAAAGTAAAACTATATACATTAGGGTCTTTAGCTAAAGCTATAAATCGCTCACCTAAAACCTTGCGTAAATGGATGGAACAAGGTAAGTTTCCACAATCACCTTACCGAATGCCAGATACTGTAGGTAAAAACGGAAAAACCTACGTTGGGAGAAGGCTATACAGTAAAGCGATGGTGGATGCCGTGGTAAAAATCTTTGCCTCGGCTGGACTGCTACACGCGGATAGAGTAGAATTATCTACGCACCGGAATCTTGCAGACAAGATAACCGAGGTGTGGAATGAAATCCGCACAACCGAAACTAACTAAGGAGAAATGCCAAATGGCTATTCAACAAACTGCCCCAGATGCCAATGCGTATGTGGCCGAAGAATCAATTGATGAGCGTCCTGCTCAATCAACCACTAAGTCCGCTTCTGATGATGTTGTTTTATCAGGATGGGATGCTGCTGAAAAACTAACTACTGCTATGGGAGATTTTCCTGTAGAGACCCGTTTGATTGAAAACGAATTTCAAGTTTTCAAGTTCTTGGACCAAGATGGTCCCTTTGCTATCTATAAGCAACACTTCCTTAATCAAAAGACTTCAGGAAAGCGTTCATACGTTTCACTTGGAGCTAACGACCCATTGTGTGTAAAGCTTGGAAGTAAGCCAGAAAATAAGAGAGCATTTTCTGTTGTTAATTTTAGTGCTGAAGAAGGACCTCAGCGTCAAATGTTAATTGCAGGTTCTCGTTTGTATCAGGCTCTACATGCTGCTCACTTCTCACCTCAAGGACCTCTTACCAAGGGTTACTGGGCGATTTCTCGCACAGGAAAGATGGCTGCAACTGTTTACACCATCACTCCAATTAAAGAGCGTGACTTGGAAGAAGACTGGAAAATTAATCCAGAAACCGCTGCTGCGGTTGTTGAAAACACACAACCCTACACTGCTGACGCAATTCGTAAACCAACTTGGGAAGAGTTGGACGAAATTGCTAATTCACTTCTCTAAAAACTAAATCACTTTAACACTTAATAGCGGGGTAGAACGTGCTCTACCTCGCTATTAAAAAGGAACCCACAATATGAGCATAATTACTACAACAGAAGCTTTATCAGAAATGGTTAGTCACTATCTAACTCAAGATGCTTTTGCTTTTGACGTGGAAACTGTGGGACCACAAAGAGGTTTAACTCCAGTAAATGAAGTTCTTTGGATTACTTTTGCAACGCATGGTCGGTGTGACGTTATTCCAATGGGTCATCCAAATGGGGAGTTTATAGAAGAGGTGTTTCCTCTCACGGGACAAGGAGAGATTAGGAAACAGCAGGGTTTGACGCTAAGGCCTAGCGACTATTCAAGAGATAGTAAGAAGGCCACCAAAGTATTTGGACCAGCGCCAAGCCAGTTGTTCCCCGCAGAAGTATTTAAAGCTTTAGAACCTCTTCTCTTTTCTAAAGAGATACTTACAATAGGTCATAATCTTGTTTTTGATTTAACTTCAGTTGCTAAATACTACAAAGGTCGCATCCCAGAACCAGCTTATTTTGACACAATGGTTGCGTCTTTTATTGTCGATAATCGTAATAAAAATAAATGCGGATTGGATGATTGTTTAAAACGTGAATTTAATTATGAAATGGTCAAGGGAGTAGGAAAAGAAGTAGAGAACTATTCTTTTGAAGAAGTCGCTAAATATGCATATTTAGATGCTAAATATACGTTTTTACTTTGGAAAACTTTACAACCAAGACTAGAAGCTGCTGAATTAACTAAAGTATTTTCTTTAGAAATGGACGTCCTTAGGGTTCTTTGTGACATGAAACTTACAGGTGCTGTAATTGACGTAGAAGCTTTGTCCTCTCTACATACATCGTTAGAGGCAGATTTAGAAAAAACTAAGGCTTCTATTTGGAAAGCTGCTGCTAGAGAATTTAACATTAATTCTAACCAAGAAAAACAACATATTTTGTATGGCTCTAAAGACGAGGGTGGTAGGGGTTTAAAGCCTAAGATTTTAACTCCAAAGGGAGAGGACGCAGCTAAAGCAGGCAAAGAGTTATTAATAGAGCATTACTCGGTATCTGCTGAAGCTTTAGAGCCCTACAGAGACAAAGACGCATTAGTAACCGCGTTACTAGAGTATTCTGATTTAAACAAACTTTTGACTACGTACGTAACCCCATATTTAGGTGGTGATGTAGTTCGTACGGTTTCAGGAAAATCTAAGATAGAGCATAAAGAAAGTCTTTTAATAAACGGAAAACTTCATTGTGACTTTATTCAACATGGGGCAGAGACTGGTCGGTTTTCTAGTAGAAACCCAAATTTACAAAACGTTCCAGCTC